CACATGGCGACCGCGAGCGGCAAGGATCATCGCCTTATCGCGGCCCTCCTGGATCTCTCCCCGTCGCAATTCTCCCGCGCGATCACAACGACCCCACACGAAGAGAGCCATCAGCGGGCCAACTTCCCAGCCGATAAGATCGCGGCCTACATTCAGGAGAGCGGGGATTGCAGCTATCTGCTCACGCTCCTCGATTATCTCGGCTACGACCCCGCCCGCCTCCCGGAGATCAAGCGAGCCGTCAAGACCGCGCTCCAGGTGGAAGAGGAGAAGGTGGAGATGTTGCGGGACATTCGAGCGAAGCTGACGCTGATGGAGGAGGAGCCGGGGGGGAGGAAAGGGAAGCGGTGATGGGTGAGCGTGGACTAGCCATTTTCGTCGGATGCCTGCTCCTACTCTCTGGTGGGCTACTCCTCTGGCCTGGCATTCTCCGGCTGGCCGCTGAGATCATGAGCACATCCGAATCGAGATTTCTCTTGCGCGTGATCGTAGCCATAGTCTTGATCACGGCTGGATTGATAGTCCTGCTTCCGAATCCGAACACCTTTGGGGGGTCGCGCTCAGATGACTAGGCAGAAACAATGAGAGTCACCAAGTCCTCCATCCTCTGCTGCCGCGTCCCCTGCGAGTGGATCGGGTTTCATTTCTGGCGGTGCAAGGAGTGTGGGTCACTGTATGCGAGGCGGAAGCGATGACTGCTCGTGACTGGTGTGCATTCCTTTTTGTGGCGCTGGTCATCGTGAGAAATATGGCGAGGATATGGCGGTGCAGGGAGCGGGGATGAGCGACAACGGCAACGGTTCCCAGCCAGACTATCTGGAGTTTCTTGAACGGAAGTCTCAGCTCGGCACCTTCTCAGGATTCGATCCTCTCTGGATGCCATCCTTTCTTTTTGACTTTCAACAGGCCCTTGTTGACTGGGCCATCCGCAAAGGCCGCGCCGCCATCTTCGCGGACTGTGGGCTTGGCAAGACGCCGATGCAACTGGTGTGGGCGCAAAACGTCATTTAGAAAACCAACCAGCCGGTCCTGATCTTGACGCCTCTTGCTGTCGGTCAACAGACCTTAGCAGAGGGCGCGAAGTTCGGGATCCCCTGTGAGCGATCACGGGATGGTCTCTTTTCTGGAGATCGAATTGTCATCACAAACTATGAAAAGCTCCACCTCTTTGATTCAACGCACTTCGCTGGTGTGGTCTGTGATGAGAGCAGCATCCTCAAGCATTTCTCAGGGGCGACACAAAAAGCCGTGACCCGCTTCATGCTGAAAATTCCCTATCGCTTGCTCTGCACCGCGACAGCGGCCCCGAATGATTATATCGAACTCGGAACCAGCAGCGAAGCACTTGGAGAGTTGAATTATTCGGACATGCTTAGTCGGTTTTTTAAGTATATGGACGATAAGGGACAAGCGAGGATGGCGAAGGACCAGGCCACTGCCAAGCGACGAGAAGTAGGCGGATGTCACTTCAAAAAATTGTCCTTCCGAGTATCTCAGACGATAGGCCAGTGGCGTCTCAAGGGTCATGCGGCCATTCCGTTCTGGCGATGGGTGTCCTCCTGGGCGAGAGCGTGTCGAACGCCGAGTGATCTCGGATTTGACAATAATGGATTTCTCTTGCCACCACTGCTGTATCGGGAGCATGTGGTCGAACCGCAGCGGCCCGCCGATGGGATGCTGTTTGTGCTTCCAGCATTCGGCCTGAACGAAGAGCGGGAAGAACGGCGACGCACCCTCACGGAGCGATGCGAGTTTGTCGCACAGAGCGTACAGCACACTGACCCGGCGGTCGTCTGGTGTCACCTAAACATCGAGGGCGACACGCTAGAAAAAATGATTCCAGGCTGCCGACAGGTGAAGGGTGCCGATACTGACGACTTCAAGGAACAGGCGTATCAGGATTTCGCCTCTGGCGCGGTGCGTGTCCTGGTTATTAAGCCAAAGATAGGGGCCTATGGTCTCAACTGGCAGCATTGCAATCACGTTGTCACGTTCGCCTCGCACTCCTACGAGCAGTTTTATCAATCGGTGCGCCGCTGTTGGCGGTTTGGACAGACGAGGCCCGTCACCGTCGATATCGTCTCTACGAAAGGTGAGGTCCGTGTCCGAGACAGCATGACTCGCAAGGCGGAGGCCGCCGATTACATGTTCTCTGAGTTGGTGAAATATATGACCGACGCGATGCGGATTGAGCGAGTCACAGGCAACACGGGAAAGATTCAAGTGCCGACATGGATTTGATGACGCAGGTAGTCACAGATCAATACGCAATCTATCAGGGTGATTGCCTTCCTATAATGAAGTCGTTCCCTAATGGCTGTGTTCATCTGTCGATCTATTCCCCACCCTTCGCTGGCCTCTACGTGTACAGTTCCGACGAGCGGGATCTCAGCAACTCACTGAACCACGATGAGTTCTTTCAGCACTATGAGTACGTTGTCAGAGAAATTCATCGCCTGACGTTGCCTGGCCGGATGACCGCAGTGCATTGTATGGACATTCCTACTGGCAATACTGGCCTCGATCATTTAGTAGATTTCCCGGGTGACGTGATTCGACTGCATCTCCGGTGCGGCTTTCAGTATGTGGCTCGTTACCATGTCTGGAAAGAGCCATTGACCGTCCGCAATCGCACGATGACGAAATCGCTCTCTCACAAAATGCTCACCGTAGATTCCACACGCTGTAGCATTGCGAACGCTGATTACCTGCTGATCTTCCGACGGTCTGGACAGAACACCATCCCGGTTGCCCATCCAACTGGACTGACCTCCTATGCGGGGGCTCGTCCCATGCCCACCAGCCATGCGGAGTTTGAAGGGTGGGACGGGAGCCAGCTTGAAAACAAATTCTCGCATTGGATCTGGCAGCGGTACGCCTCAGCCTTTTGGGATGACGTGCGGTTGGCTCGTGTCCTGCCCCATCGAGCGGCGCGAGACGATGAGGATGAGCGGCATTGCCATCCGTTGCAACTGGACGTGATTGAGCGAGCACTCACGCTCTGGTCCAATCCCGGCGAGACGGTGTTAACACCATTCATGGGCGTGGGGTCAGAGGTGTATGGTGCCCTGTCACTCGGGCGAAAACCGATCGGCATTGAATTGAAGGAGAGCTATTACAAACAGGCGGTCGAGAATATCAAGCAAGCAATCCACGATCAAACCACTCCGAGCGAACAATGCGCGTTGCAGTTTTCTGTGGCGCAATGAGAATCGGACGCCCCGGCGAAGGGTGGTAAATGAACGGCCACCTGCTGATGAAAGGCTTGCTCGTCGTCTATTTCGGTATCGCCTGCGTCTTCCTGTACGAGCGCAACTGGCCGAAAGCCTGGTACTGGTTGGCGGCGCTCCAGATCACGGCGAGCGTGTTGTGGATGAAGTGAAACGCGATGTCTGAAACCTGTCGTCGGTGCCGCTGCATATTGTCCCGGTGGCCTCCGAGCGCGGACGGGTTGTGTCATACCTGTGAGGCCATCGTGGAGGGAGAGCTGGACAGAACGGAGGGGATGATGGCGAAGAAGAAGAAGGCGCCGAAGAAGTATCCGGGGGAGTAGCTGCACGCGCTGCTGACTGATTTCCTCCTTCCACCTCGTTCGTGTGTGGGGTTCGCTGTGCCCTGGGTGAAGCTCGACGACCAATATCCTGACCATCCGAAGGTGCGCGCCCTCGGAGCGTTGGGACTCGCCATCCAAACCGCCGCGATCTGCTTTTGTGGCCGCTACCTGACCGATGGGATTCTCTCTTATTCGTCCGCCGATGCCCTCATCCGTTCCGTCCTCTCCCCGATCACGAAATCAGACGGCAGTGTGTGGACGGTGGCGCTGACTTCTGGCATGTCCGGTGACGATGCGGAAAAACTTGATTGGAAAGTGTTGATGGTTGAGGCGGGTTTGTGGGAAAAAATAGACGGTGGATACCGGGTCCATGACTACCTTGATTACAACCCATCGAAGCGCGAATATCTGCAACTACAGAAAAAGAAACGTGTTGCAGGTCAAGCAGGCGGTCAAGCATCTGCTCAAGCACGTGCCTTAGCAGGTGGTCAAGCAGAATCCAAGCAGGAACTCAAGCAAAA